TAACTTACTATTTTGTTCATTTTTATTTCCTCCTATTTTTAATATAATCCTGTCTTAAATTGAGACATATTTTTAAGTCTTTCAACTTCTGTATTATCTTCTGAGAAAGTTTTTATTGAAACTTTTTCTTTAGAAAATTTTAAGTCTGCTTGTTCTTCCCAAGCTTTTCCCATTTCTTCAATATCTTTTGTTTTCATATTAGAAAAAGTCTTAGTGAAAATGTCTTTATTAAAAGAATTTCCCATAGAGTGGACTCCGCTATCTAATGCTTTAGATATTACATTTGTTCTATGTTCTAAACCTTCTTTTGCTAATTCAACTAATCCATCTACTGTATCAGCTATGTTTCCAAATTTTTCTAAAAGAGCAGATTCATTAAACATTGACTCTGTTTCTTCTTCTGTTTCTTTTTCAGTTTCTTCTTCAACTTCTTCTACAGTTTCTTCGTTAGCTTCTTCCTCTGATGCTCCATCTTCTGAAACTACTTCATTTTCTTGTGTTTCTACTACTTCTTCAGTAGTTTCTTCGTTAACTTCTTCAACTTCAGTAGTTTCTTCTATTGGTTCTTCTACTTCAACTGCTTCATTTTCTAAAACTTCAGCAGCTTCAGTTTTTAGGTTTGCCATATTCTCTAATCCTCCTTTCTCTGATGATGATTTGTATAAAAGATTGATATTATCTGTACCTAATGAATAACCAATTATGATGTCTGTTTCAGATAATTCTTCTTTACCATTTAATGTTTTAAATACTCCATTTTTAGTATTTATTTCTTCACCTACTACAGATTGAATTATTGCATTTGGATAAGCTCCATCAAAAACTATACTGTTTTCCATTAGAACATTATTTCCTGCGTGTAATTCTTTTGGAGGTTCTGCTTGAATTATACATTCTTTTACTTCATTTGTTTCTTCATTTACTATATACTTATTTCCTGGTATATGTTCACAATGCTTAAAATCATAAATTGAGTGTCCGCATATATTACATTTATAAGACTCTCTTGTTGTTCCCCAGCCAACTGATGTATCTGCTAAAATTCCACTTTCAATTAAATTGATTATATCATTTTTGCTATATCCATCAACTTTGCTGTCATCTCTTAAAATGTATTGTGTTGTATATAAAGTTGTTTCTTCCCCATCTTGGCTTCCTCTATCTATTCTAGCATCAAAAACTTTTCCAATTGGAATGCTTTGAACTCCAACTTGAGACCAATTATGATTTAACATTAAAGAAACACCTTTTTGAGCATCCTCTTTCATTACTTCAAGTAATGCTGGAGTTAATCTCATATATCTGTTTGGAACTACTTTGTCTCCAACAGCTAAAGTTTCAAATACAAAGAAATCTTCTTTTTTATATTTGTCACCTTTTATATGTTTCTTCATTTTTTCCCATTGTTCATCTGTAGGTATAAAATTTGGCATTATTTGTCACCTACTTTCTTTTTATGTTTATCCTTTTTGTTGTCTTTTTTTATTTTTTCTTCAACTACTTCTATTGTTTCTTCTTTTAATTCTTCTACTGGTTCTTCTATTGGTTCTTCTTTTTTCTCAAAATATTCCTTTTTCTCTTTTACAAGTTTTTCACTTTCTATTTTATTCCAAGGAATTATGCTGTCTTCAACGTCTAAATTTGCTTTTACAATATAAGGCATTTTCTATTCCTCCTTCTTTTTTTATTTTTTATTCAATGTTTTTACATTAAATACTACAACAATTATTATTCTCCAGAAGGTCCTGGTGCAGGACTTGGTCCTGGGTCAGGCTCAGTATATTCTTCTTCTGTATATCCACCTGTTTCTTCACTAGGTCCTGGTGCTGGTTCTGATGTTTCTGTATAACCAGGTGTTTCTTCTTCAGTATATCCTGGTGTCTCTTCATTATTTTCTGTGTTATTATTTCCGTCTTCAGCAACTGTTATATCTTCAGTAATAGTACAATTTTTAACTACTTTAATTTCATTTAATGAATAAATTCTTATAAGTTCTTTTACTTTTGCTTGTACTTCTTGTAAAGTATTTGCAATATATTGTGTATCATCCATATTCTTAAAGTAATACCATTTTCCATTATCAAATAAAATTAATATTGAATACATCTTTTTTCCTCCTATTTATTATTTTCACAAAATTATCCTGGATTATTATCTGAATTATTTCTTGTTTCTTGTTTTTGTCCTGTAGCTTTATCAGCTCCTATAGCTCCTTGTGCAGCTTCATCAGTATCTATCCAACCTTGTAATTCAGCTGTTTGATAATGTTTATCCTTTTCATTTTGTGCTTCCCATTTTTGTATTTCGCTTTGATATTCAAGTGGATTATGTGTTAATTTTAATGTTCCTTGTATTCCATTTAATTGTAACCACAAAGCTCCAATGTCTTCAATAAGTCTTTTGCTTTTATTTTGAAAACTCTTTACCATATCAGTAATAATTTTCATTTGAACAGTTCCCCAGCTTTCTGTGCTTCCACTGTTTCTATTCATTAAAAATCCCAATGTTTTACATCCATTTAGCATTTGAACGTCTATTGTTTCAAACCAAGCTCTTGTATCTATCGCACTACTAGCTGATGAATTTGAATTTCTATTTACTTCTATATCGTCTGTAACTACAATATCTTGAGTAGGTTCTCTATTTACCGCAACTCCCGCAGCTAAATCTACTGCATCTCTTATAGCATCTCTTACTGCGTCTTTATCATTTTGTTTTGAAGCTGGTAAAGATTTAACTACTCTTTCTTTATTTATTGTGTATATATTATATGGATAGCCTTGTCTTCTTAAAACTGCTGAGCTATCTCTTATTGTTTGTAATTTATAATCAACAGCTGGTACCGCAGACTCAAGTAAGAAATGACCATTAGGTGCTGAAATATTTGGATTTGTTATTACCCAAAAGATATTTCCTTTAGTTAAATCTATACTTTCGTTTTGTCCTTGTTGATATGGTATCCATTTTTCAACTCCATCTCTTGTCTCAAGTTTCCATTCAAGAGTTCTAGGGTCAATTATATAAATTCCACTAAAAGTATTTTCATTGTTTTTATCTACAACTACTTCTACCATCATAACGTTGTATAATAATCCAACCTTATGTAATGTATCTATAATTCCATCTAAACCATCTTCACCCAAAACATTCCAATGTCTGCATTGATAATTAAATAATTTTTCTGCATCTGGTAATCTCTTTCCATTTAAATCTTTAATCTCTATGTTTATGCCTTGCATACATAGTCTTTGGAAAGCCCATACTGATTGTGAAACATCTGGGTCTCTATTTGCTATAATTTCAATTTGTTCACCTACATTGCTTTTACTTCTAAGCTCAGTAAGTAACGCTATAGAAGAAGAATAATCTTGTGGTTCACTCATACCTTCTGTATATCCAGCATAAGATACTTTTCCACCTGTTTTAACTTCTATAACTTCTATTGAATTTTTTTCATTAGGTTTTTTACTTTTGGCAAATTTGCCAAAAAAATTTTTAATATTATTTGCCAAAACTCTTCACCTCTTATATTGATTATAACATAATATATTTTAAATGTAAATATGATAATAGAAAAAAAATAATAGACGTTTTCACGTCTATCATTCTATATAAAAGCGTCTTTTGCACTTACAATTTTACTATAAGCATTATTTAATAAAGTAAAATTACTATCATAGAAATTCGCTGCATCACTAACCTCTGTAGCATTTACGTCTGCTACTGCAAAATATGATGATGATACAAAGTCATCGTGTTGCCCCATTGTCATATTTCCATAAGTAATAGTTTTCCCTTTTTCTGATATATCAAATCCATAATCTTCAAACTGTCTTACCGCTTTTTCAGCTGTATCATTTACATTATGAATTTTAAACTTACCTGATTTTACAAGTGTTGTTAAATTTTCTACAAGTTTTTCTTTATTATGTCCTTGTTCTGCATAAGCTATATAAGGTATTCCAGCTAATTTAAAAATATCTTCTAACGCTTCACCTAGACCAGTTTTACCATATCTAACTATTGCATAATTCCATTTTTTATGAAGTTCTTTTAAATAAACATTTATTTGAACGTTATAAGGTATTTTTTCTAATTGTACCAATTCAACAACTTCACCTGTATTCTCACAATATACAGTAATACACGCACCATCTATAGACTTTGCAGGGTCATAACCTATGCTATAAGTAAAGTAAGATTTAGGAGTTTGAATGTCTTTTATATATTCTCTTAATTCTTCTTTACTTAAGCTAGGTTTATCTATTACTGCTTGTTCTCTAAAGTTAGGAAATTGAGAACCAGCATCATCAGAAGGTAATCCTAATATATCTTCTCTATATTGTCTATCTGAACGAGAAAGCATCAAATCTTCTTCATATGTTCTTTCATTTACTAGAAGCGGGTCATCTGTTCTTTCTACCCATTTGTTTATTCTTTTATCGAATACTTTGTTTCTAATATTTGCAAAATATGGATTATCCCATCTTGAAACAAAAAATGTTTCCCAATTTGGTCTTTGTTTTTGACCACCTTCAATACCCCAACGACAAACTTCATTAAAGAATGTTCTACCTCTTGGAGAACTATTAACTAATAACAGACCTCCTGTTCCGTTTGGTCCTCTTCCTGGTGAGTCTAGACGGTCAGTAATGTTTCCTATAACAATATCAAATTGCTTTATACGAGCTGCTTCAGTTATCCACACTATATCCAAACCAACAGATACTAATGAGTCTGGGTCATCTGCTGAACGGAACTCTATTAGTCCACCATTTATTGTATCTATTGATAAAGCTTCTTTATCAAAGTTTACTACTAATTCTCTAGGGAATGTATTCATTATTTCTCTTAATAATTGTCCTGCTAATCTGAAAGTAGGTGCTATTATCCATCCGTGAACCTTAGGAACATATGTATAATCCCTGTCTTCGTTAAGCATTTCAATAAATTTACTTGTAAATTCCATAGTGCAAGAACGGTCTTTACCAGTTCTGGCAGCACCAGATATTACTTTACATCTAGCTTTTGATTTATGAAACTTTTCTTGCCAAGGATACGGAGTATATTTAACTTCAACACTTTTAGTTTTGTCTTCTTCACTTTCTCTTGCAGCTTTTACTCTACATTTAGGACAATATTTATAACTATTAAATATTTTTTCACCTGTCTTAGGGTTTATTTTAAAACCTTGTTCAAACGGTTTACCACAATCTTGACAAATGCCAGTATTTTTCTTTACTTCTTCTGAAGATGTTGATTTTCCCCAATATTCTTCTTCTTCAAAAAAATTAGACATCAGTTTCTACCCCCAATTGAAAATCTTCTCCTGCATCATTAGTAAATTTTAATGCAATTTTAGCTTTCTTTCCAGATTTTCCTACTCTCATTTTTTGAAGCATACCTTCTCTAGCATCTAACATTGCTTTATTTAATAAACCAATTTCTTTATAAGCTTTAGCAATATCGCCTTCTTCAAATTTTCTTTGAATATATTGCTCTAATACTGCTAAATTATCTTCATTTGACAATAAATCAAATAATTTATCTGAAAGTTCACCTGTTTTTGTTACCAATTCTAAAGTTTTTAAATCTTCGCTTAATAATTTATTTTTTTTAGCTATTTGTAAGACTTTTTGCATCTTTTCAACATCACTATATTTATTTAAGTTTTTCTCTAGTATTTCTCTTTCTTCTGCTGGCATCATAAAATCTATGGAAGTAACCCCGTTTTCGTAAACTAATGCATCTTCAATTTCCTTTTCTGTAGGAATTACTTCTTGTTTTGGTGCTAAATATGCTGTTTTAACTAATTCTAAATCTTGAGTTTTTGTATTAGTTTCAAAATTGTTAGACTTACTTCCAGAATTAGCTTGATTTATCTTTCCACTCTTATTTTCTCTCAAAGTAATCACCGTCTTTCTTTTCAAAATAGCCCAATGATTTAACATTGGACTATTCCTTCTTAAAATATTTCATTCTTTTTATTATTTTTAATATGTCTTTTTTCTTTTTTTTTAGGAGTTTTATCCATTTTTACTATAGGTTTTTCTTCTGCTATTTCTTCTGTTTCTGGTTGTTCTAATTCTTCTGTAATTTTTTCGATTGTTTCTTCTTTTTCAATTTCTTTTTCAGCTTCTTTTATTTTTTCTATTGCATTATAATCTTTATTTAATGTTTCTAAATCATTATAAAATCTCTTTTTTATATTCATTTCATCGCTTCCAAATTCAAAATATAATTTGTCATCATATTTTCTTAAGATTTCTAATTCTCCTTCTCTTACATTTTTATTATTAATTGAGTTGCAAACATAAATAATACCGTCTCCCATTTATTTTTCCTCCTTTTTATTATATTTTTTATGCAACATAGGATTTTCTTTAAAATCCTCTGTAGTAAAAAATTGCGGTCTTCTAACCATATACTCAACTATCGCAAATTTTATCCTTTGCTCTAAGTCAGTATTTGTTCCTTCATAATAATTCATTCTAGCACATCCAGATAAAAATAAATTCCAAATATTACAGTCTTTAAATACTTCTTTTGCAAACTCAAATTGTGTATCTGGGTTTATTTCATAAATCAACGGATTTACATATTCCCAATGTTCTAGCCTATTTACATCTGGATTCACATCATAATTATTTAAATTTGGCAATAATCCAGTATTTCTATATATATCGTACACATATGCAGACATTGCTAGCATATTTCTTTCCTGAATTACATACCATTTACAATACGGAATAAATTTAGATAATTTTGGATAATCTTCTTTTATATCCTCTATCTTTTTGAGATTTATCAAATAGCTTAAATGACCTAGCTCAGTATCTTTAATGCCATTATTAATAGCTATTTCAATCAACGTATATAAACTATCGAAATAATTCATTAGCTTTCCTTTATCTTTTGTATTATTTTTCTGATTATTTCTTCATATTCCTCTTCTGTTAAATCTTCTGGCTCACCTGGTTCATACACCAATTTTACTTTCTCTTCACTTATTCCGAATATATTTAAAAAAAATCCTTTTATTTTTTCCATATTCCCTTATTCCTTTATACATTTATTTTAACACATTATAGCTCTTTAGTCAATTTATCTAAATTTCTATCTTTCAGCCAGTCATCTCTGACCAATATTCCTATTATTTCTAAAGATTTTTCAAGTTTTTTATGTATATCAGTTTCTTTTTCTAATTCTATTAACTTATTAGTTACTATCCTTTTATTTTCAGAATATTCTTGGATTATCTTTAACATACGTTCATAATCCACTTTGTCATTTTCAAATTCTTTTTTTATTTTTTCTTTATCTTCTTTACCTTTATTCTCGCCTACTTTACCAGTATTGTATTCAAAATATAAATCTTTTAATCTTAAGTAAGCGAGTTTCTCAGGTAAATCACAATATTCATCTATTTTTTTATTAAAATATGCTTTTAAAGATATTTCTTCAAATTTCATTCTTTACCCCTTCCGAATTAAAATGGTAAAATATCTTGTGCTTCAACTTCTGAACCTTCTTCCATAGCTTTTAATGCCTCAGCTTCAGCATCTTCGATGTCTTTGTTCATATTAAGAACAACACATCTGGTTCTTTCTCCATTAATTCTAACCAATAAACTATTTCTATTCTTTTCGTGTTTTATATAATCTTTTCTCTTCCAAGCATTAAGTACTTCATTCATATCATATCCATTATCTTCTAATACTTTTTTCAATACAGAAGGTAATATTGAAACATATCCTTTTGACATTTCTCTTCCATAAATTTCAACTTTTATATCTAAATCATCTACTGTAGCATCTGGATTATCTTTTAAGAAATGTCTCTTTTCTGAAATATACCAATCTTTTACTACTTCATATGCTCTTTCTTCAATAACTACTTTACTCTTGCTAACTGTTTTGTCTAAGAAATCATCTGGTTCTAAATAGTATTCATCTTTAAAAACAGAGTCAACTAAAACTTTATCAGCTGTAAGTAATATAGCTTCTAATATTTTTTGCTTGTTTGTTATGTCTTGTTTTTCAATTAATTCTAATTTTTCTTTAAATATTTCCTTGCAATTTATATTATCTAAATTTTTAAGTATAGCTCTAATAGGAGTTCCATAATTTTCTTTTACAAAATCAGCTACTTCACTTAAATTTTCATAAGAATAATCTTTAATTTCACAAGATAAACATCTGTTATATGCTCCTGCATTACTATTATCTTTTACAATATTTTTTTCACCATTTGTTATTACAACACAATTCCAAGAGTTCTCTTTTCCTATTCCACCAGTTTTAGTTCCTCTTGATTTTCCTTTTCCTTCACTTATTAAAAATAATATTTTATCATAGTCTTTTGCATCTTTTTGATGTTGCATTTCATTAATAAACAACGGAATATTATTATAAAGATTTAATCTGTATTCCAAACCTACTGCTGTAAAATTAAAGTTAATTCCTATTCCTTTATTATTTGTTTGTGATGGATTGCCAAATATTGATTGTGCTGCCATACAAGCTACTGTTTTACCTGTTTCACTCTCACCCCAAATATGAATTGTAAAGCCATTTTGCTTGACAAAATTTAATATTATTGATGCAACGCCTGCTGCCATTACTATTCTTGATATAGTATTATATTTTCTTCTTTCTTTAAAAAACTTTACCCAATCTGATAGTTTTCCACTTTCTCCGAACTTTTCTTGTATAAATGGCATATCTTTATCATTATCAAACTCATATTTATCTGAATATGGA